ACCACCATGAAGTTTTGGTAAGCCACATTTACAACACTTCATTTATAACTTATATATGAAATTATTAAGCAAAACAATACTAATATTTAGGAAGACCACAATGACGGCATTTCTTAGGTTTTCCATAACCTTGTTGAGAACGAAGAGGTTCTACTAATGCTCCAGGAACAACTGCATTATACCTACAAACAGGACATGCTTTTTGACCTGTTTTTGGTCCATGAGTCCAAGCAGGTGGTAAACGTGCATAACATCTATTATGCATTTTATGAGTACAAGGACCAATATGAATTGGACTTCCATCATCTAAATCTTCAAGACAAATTGGACATGCTTCTTTTTCTTCAGATGAAGGTGGAGGTGGAGGTGGAGGTGGACCACCTGGAGGAGCACGTGGAGGAGCACGTGGAGGAGCAGCAGGAGCAGCAGGTGGAGGAGCAGCAGGTGGAGGAGCAGCAGGTGGAGGAGCAAGACCTAATATTGATATAATTCTACTAAGTATTCCAAGAACCTTTACAATTAATGCAGGACTAAATGGTATTCTTCGAGAATTATGATCTTCATGACTACGTTCTATAGTATTTAATTGTGCACGAAGTTGCTTTAGTTCAGCAAGTCTGTCTTCTAATCCCTGATACAAGTGAGCATTTTTAGGTTTTGCCATCTCCCCTTTAATTCTGTTTATCTCCTTCTCTAACTCACCATAAACAGCATTAAATTGATTTCTTAATCTAGCATCCATTCTTTGTTATTATATATGAAAATATTAAGCAACTAAAAGCAAGCACACTCGCCAATATAAAAAATAATAGAAAATCTTTAGACATTTTGACAAATTCTATCTCATCACATGACGACATTTGTATTATATATGGTAAAAATCGTTAAGTTATATATAAATACGCAAAAACACATAAAAAAATCAGTAAAAAAATCGATTTTTTTACCAGAAAATCCATGTGTTTTTCAATAATTACATTATAGTTGGTGATTTTTACATCATACCATCCAAAAAAAGAAAATTCTAGTGAGCAAGAAGAACTTTTTGATCTCAGCTATGAATAGCTATATTGATCTCAATATAATGCTCATTAGGATTTTTATTATTATATTAATTAAATCTGGATTTGTTCTTACATGTATGCACCCATACCAGAATGGCGAGCACCAGCTTTGCGACCAGCACCTACAGGGCGTTGTAGTTCAGGAGAAGGGGCAGCATTAGAAGCACCAAGAATGTCCTGTTCGGAGAGAACACCCTTGATTACACGAGAAGAACCTTTGATGGTCTCGAAGAAACCTGAACTAATCGGTACTACGTAGATGTTGGCGGATACTGAATCACCAGTGAAGTTTAGAACACTTAGATTGAACTGTAGGGAGAAGTTTCCTACGAGTCCGCTCGCTTGACCTGACTGGAGTGCAAAGTCACGACCAGGGCGTAGCACTAGAGGACCACCTACTAGACCAACACGACCACCAGTCGTAGGAGCACTAGAAGTAAGTCCAAGTCCATGACTTACATAGCCATGACCAGACCATTCAGACCAGTCCATGTCTACACCATTATTTACGGACATCTGGTATAGCTGTTCCTGTTTCATCGTAGAGAGTAGACCAGAGAAGTTGTCGAAGTTTAGAGAAATACTACTAATCGGTAGAGAGAAATCACCCTGAGATGCAGTGTAGAGTGTAGGCTTTACATAAATTAGTAGTAGATCAGGAATATTAGGTAGAGTAATCGTGCTGCTAGTTAGAGAAGTCGTCTGCTGTGCAGCAGTAGTCCAAGCAGGCACTGCTGAAAGACCAGTCGTAATGTAACGAGGGAATTCCATGTAAGGCACGATGCTCTTGGGAGGTAGAGGAACATCAAGAGACGGCGTTAGGAACTGAACGTGTAGATACGGTTTTTCAGTCCAAACAGTACCTTGTAATGCAGTCGTTGAGAACGTTACTGCAGACGTAAAAGTTGTCGTCGTAGCAGGACCAGCCTCAGCACGAACGCTTAGAGCTGTAGCACAACGGAATACACGACTAGCAGAAGCAGACATGTTCATCTGTACCTGAAAGTTCTGAACACCAAATAGACCAGTAGAAAGTTCATACTGGTCAGAGAAGATGAACGGAGGAAGCATTAGACGTTCTGTAGACGCTACTGCTACATAGAAAGTTAGAGTATCAGTAGCAGGATCAATAGCAGCACTAGCATAAGGCTGTCCATTTAGGTAAGCAATCTTGGGGGCACCTGCTAGAGCAGCACTAGTTCCAACAGGCGTAGCACCAGTCGCATCCGTAGCAAAGTAGAAACCATTGAAACCACCATTAGGTACTTCATCAGAATTCTTGGTCTCATCCCATAGCTGTAGAGGAGAGTTCTTTACTACACCTGAATCAGGGTATTTGGCGTAACGATCAAGCATCGTAGGGCAAGTACGCTGACGACGAGCATCACGCATGTCCGCTAGACGAAGTACCTGAGGAAGAACATCCTGCGTATTCACCGTTACAGTCGCATCGTTAATCGTTGCAGACATCTGATTTACAGCCTGGTGAAGAGGGAAGGCCGCAGCAGCAACTAGACCAGCAAGAGAAGCACCTACAGGAATAGTGTCACCAGTTGGTGTTAGAACAACCTTTCCTACTAGAGTACCTTTCCACTGGACAGCACGATCTACGAATACGTTTTCGGACGGCACTTGTACGTTGAACTGAACTGAGGACTGGTCTGCCGTCTGAGCCTGAACAGGAACATTGGAAATAGAAGCAGCACCCTTCTCGACAGCATATTTGGGTTTCTGCTGGATGATACGAGGGTCGAACACAGAATATTTTGTGACTTCGCTTGCCATTGTGGTTTGTTATTAAGAAAACAATTTTTTTTAAAAGAAACGACGACTAATAAAGTCCTTTTTTCTTGAAAAGTAGACGAAAAGTCATTGAGGATTGGTTCGGCATAGTCATAGGAATTAGATTATTTGTTAGACGACTACGCCAATACATTTTTACATCAATTGTTAAGATTGGATTCTGACTGGGTGTAAAAGATGAAAACTTTTCATTCGGCGGATTATATACTAAAGAAGTTCTCCAATCATCTGCATCCAAATCACCAATAGGTGTTTCAATAAGAATTGTTCTAAATGATCCACTACTTCCAGATTGACCTCCATTCGTACCTGTCCCAAGAATAATAGGATTAGCAGTATTTTCATTACGGATTGGAATTTGACCTGTAGTTAGAACTAATGAAGAAATTGGAGACCAAATACTTCCTGTACTTTTATAATCCTGCTTGATTCGAAGGAAAAATAAACCTAGGGCTGCACCATCAAAAGGATTTGCTAATTCAACTATAGATGATTTAGGTAGACTCTTCAATATTTGACCTACAGGGCTTGAAGGTTGAGTAGGAGAATATTCTGCATTTGCTGCCCAATTCCAATTTAATCCTGTGTCTATTACAACTTCAGGTAAATCTACAGTTCCAAATGTTAAACCAGACGTAAACACTGAAGGAAAATCTGAAAGCAAAAGTTCAAGTTGAGTATTCATTCCAACAAATGAAAATTCAGTATTTTGGTAATCGCCAGTAAATGTTTGTGTTACATTCCAAGGGTAAGGAAGAGGAGTTCCTATAGGAGCAATACAAGTCTTTGAATCCTGATTTAATGAGAATAAAGCAGTAGATTCATCATATTCTATAAAGGGACACTGAGTTCCACGAGTGTCACCATCTTTTGCAAGAACCCACGCTCTATTAAGAGCATTATTAACTAAACCAACAAATTGAGAATATGTATAGCCATAATAATATTCATAATTTTCAGGGTTTGCTCCTACAGGAGGAACTTGAATATAAGGAGCTTGGTTTTCAGGTTGCCATATAATAAAAGCCGTTCCAACTTTCTTTGTTCCTCCAACACTAATACCAACACTTACACTGTATTGTGTTTCATTTACAGATGTTGATTTAATTTGAGGAATAAATAGTGGAAGATTCTTTTGAGGACCATGAAGAGCAAAATTCTCAACTGAAAGTTCATAATCAACTGCATGTGGAATTATAGCATTCTGTCGTTGGTCCTTGAAATCAATTTGAGGGTCTTCCTCTTGCTGTGTAGTTATTGTTGAATTGTTAATAATAGAACCAGTATAATATACTCGTTCAGGATTTGAAGCATCGCCAATATATTTAATAGTTGAACTCACCATTTATTACTCAACACTAAATTTTTTATGGATTACTTACCAATCAAATTATATGTGAAAGCACTAACAAAATTGTCAGGTGTTAATCCTGTTGATTCCACAAGCTTAATATAATCAGGCAAATGTAAGTTCTTAAAATATAGTCTCGTCGTGCAATGTCTTCCGCAAGTATTCATATTCATTTTGTCCTTCTGAAATGGGTATGCATTCGATTTGACTTCATAATTACTATTCTTTAGTAGTTGTGTCAGTTTCTTAGTTGATTGACCCAACTCCTTTAATTGTTGCTTACTCAACCACGTTGATTCTCCATCAGGTTTATAGTTGCCATAAGGATCAAAATACTCTATAATGTTAGTGTCTTTATAATTTAATAAGCATACCCAATGACCTGTAAAATGGTCTTGTGTTAAATATAAAAGCATAAGTCTTCCTTTTTCATCTAATACATCATCAATACTATTTGCTTTTAATAGGTCCGGATATGAAATAATTTTTAATGTTGGAATCATTTTTTGGATGTCTGCCTCACTCAATGAATATGATTCAACATCAGGCATTTTCTTTTTCATCTGTAATGCTTCTGCTTGTTGAATTGCTCGCTTCAATTCAACAGGTTTACGTGAGAAAGGAACACCATTCAATTCCGTTCTGTAACCCTTTTTACCTCCAAGC